TTAGCCGGTTGAATTGCGTGGGTTGAGTTGGGGAAGGACAGGCTCAAGCTCGGCCCGGTTGAGCAACGTGATGTGCTGTTCGTGGGCGGCGAGTGCGCCTATGGGGCGGTCCAGTCCGAGGCGTTTAAGCAAGTAAAAGGCCAGCGACAGGCGCGTAGAGATGTCCAGCCGCCCATCAGTCATCCCGTAGTCCAGCGCGATCACGCGGCGCCGACCTTCCTCAAGCGCTGGATTGGGCCCGATCGCAATCGTGACAGGCGTCTCCCATTCCTCGTCCCGAACCTTGACCGGTAGCCAGGTCTTGGGCCCTTCACACTCCAAAATCCGGGCAAAGAGAAAGTCCCGAAAGCTTCGGCGATTGTGGCAATACGCGCGGATATGCCACCGATACCCATCGTAAGCGAGCGCATGCGGGCTGATTACCCTCCGGTCGGGCTCCGGCCGAGCGATCGTCTGATAGGTGATCTCAAGAGCATTTTGGGTATTGATCGCCCGCAACACCTGGCGCAGCAAGGGGGCCGACACCAGCCGAGTAGGGTGCCGCACGACATCCGACGCAGGCAGAGCTCCCAGGAAGCTGAGATCAGCGGGGATTGCCCCTGTCGTCAGCGCATAGAGCTCGGCCAGGTATCGGGTGCTGCTGCCATCTGTGAGGATCGGTGCGAACCCGTCGGCTGCCAGATAGGCCTTCTCCCCCCGGTCATAGGCCATGTTGCCAGGGGCCCGGGCTTGGTATTCAGCGAAGTCCAGAGAGGCCTGGGGGACCGAGATGCTGAAAAAATCTGTTAGATCTGCGCGATTGAGTCGACCTTCCCAGTAGAGGCGGGAGTCAATGAACTCCAATCGACGGTCTTGGCCCCACCTGCCTCGGCGGGAGGGAGCTACTTGGGCTTGTTTCATGCGGGGGAACCTTCTATTCGTCCCAATCAGTATACGCCATTGACAGAGCGCGAATACTCAGTATAGTTCGATTTCGAGAGGGCCACTACATCTGGTGGTCAGAGCATAGGCGAACCCCAATGAGTGCTTCGATTACCTTCTTCCCGGTAGCCAATGGAGACATGGCACTGGTGCGCCTGGTCGATTTCGCCAATAGCACCATCTTGGTGGACATCAACATTCGGCAATGTGCCGATGACCCCAACAATGATGAGGCCCGAGACGTCGCCGCTGACCTCAGAGCTCGCCTTCCCATTGACGCGAATGGGCGACCCTATGTGGACGTCTTTTTGCTGAGCCACCCGGATAAGGACCATTGCACGGGGCTGCAAAAGCACTTTCATCTGGGGCCTTTGAGCGGCTACGCCGACGACGAGAAACCGCAGTCTGAGAAGAGGATCGTCATCCGTGAGATGTGGTCCTCACCGATTGTTTTCCGTCGTGCCTCGAAGATCATGACCTTCTGCGACGACGCAAAGGCCTTCCGAACCGAGGCAAAGCGTCGCGTTCAGAGTTTCCGAGATGGCGCTGTCCTGGAGGGCGACCGCATCCTGCTGATGGGTGAAGATAAGGGCGGAAAAACCGAAGGTCTTGAAGCGATCTTGGTCCGTTCCGGCGACCACTTTAGCCGTATCAATGGCATGGAGAACGCCCACTTCCGTGCTCAGCTTCTGGCCCCGTCGCTCGTTTGCGACGATGATGAGGAGGTGGACCTGCGCGCCAAGAACCATTCCAGTGTGATCCTCAACATGGAACTGGCGTCTTCCGTAGGCGGGCTGAACCAGAGCAGTTGTCGCTTTCTCACCGCTGGTGATGCAGAAGTCGCGATCTGGGAGCGGCTGTGGGAGCGCTATAAGGACACGCCCGAGGTCCTCGAATACGACGTCCTTGAAACACCTCACCACTGCTCGTGGCATGTCTTTTCGCGTGACAGCTGGTCAGGATGTGGAGAGGAGGCTGTGGTCAGCGCTGCCGCGCGAAATGCGCTGTCCCAGGCGCGCTTTGGCGCTAAGATTATTTCAAGCTCCAAGCCCATCAAGGACGATGAGAGCGATCCGCCGTGCACCCGCGCAAAGCGAGAATACAAGGCGATTTTGGCGAGTAAGGCTGGCACCTTTCTTTGCACCGGCGAGACTCCGCAATCCTGGGCTCCGGAGCCGATTGAAATTGATATCACGGCCGGAGGGGCGAAGGTCAGAGCAGCCCAGCGTTCGGGCGCGGCAGGCCTCGCAGCGGCTGCCGCCCCGCGTGCGGGCTGATGATGGCGAATTACATCAACTGGGGTGAGCCAATCAATGCCATCCCGGAAGAGTTGGCGAGTTCGGAACTGGCCGCGCTCTTGCGCGCCTGTGAGGCGCACGCTCACTTTGATATCGTGGACTTGCGCCTGATACAAGCCCCAGTGCCGCATATTGGCGTGGTCGCAGACGTTGGCGACGGAACGGTTGCTCCTCAGAACTCGCCTGGAATTTGGCCTCGGGAGCGCCTCTGTCTAAGCTTCTGTCCCGGCTTGATGGTGCCTGCCGAAGTGAGGGCGTTGCGCACGGATTTTCCGGATGTCATCCATCTCAACGGCGTCCCAGACGGAGAACCCGCGTCACTTTGTCTCTATGAGAGCTGGGGCTTCGAGGAGCGGCAGTGGACCGCAGAGCGGCACCTTCGAAAGGTGCTGTGGTGGCTTGCCTCTACGGCCGACGGAACGATCCATGCTCAGGACCAGGCATTAGAACAGCTTTTCTATAGCTCCGGCGACGTAGTGGTTCTCCCCTCTGATTGGGACGGCGAAAAGAAAGAGCGGCTTTATCTCAATCTTGCCGATGAAAGTGCGGAGAGACGCTATTGGCTGGCGGGAACCAAGGCGACTGACAACGCGCCTCGCTGGCAACTTGCTGTCTTAGATCTGCCGCCCATTGGCCATCAGCCTATTCAGCGAAGCCCCTCCACGCTGGGTGCCCTAGACGACCAGCTCACGGCTTTGGGGTCTGATCTGTCGCCGGCCCTTTCCGAAGCCTTGAAAAGCCTTTCTCGGTTAGCAGATCAAAAAACAGCATGCAAGTTGCAGCTGCTTCTTCTATTGCGAATTCCACGTTTGCGAAGTGGGAAAATAGATCGATGGGACGCTCGGGCTTACGTTGTTGCCGCGCCTTGGGAAGATGTTGGAATCGAGCTCGGTGTATTGGGTCGCTCGGACCCTAACGCGAAGGCCTATGCCATCGACCTTCTGGCCGGTGCTGTGGCTGCTTTAAGTGAGAAGGGCCGTGACTTCAAGCTGGCACCTTTGGAGGTCCTTCAAACGCCTCCTATGATGCAAGCCCGGGCGATGTCAGGCATAGAAGCCGGCACGGCAGACTTTCGGGGCACATTGGCGGGTGTCGGGTCACTCGGTGGCGCGCTCGCAAATCTCTGGGCTCGCTCGCAGTGGGGGCGGTGGAACCTCATCGATCCAGATCAAGTGGCACCCCACAACGTTGTTCGCCACGAAGCAGGCGCCAGCGACATCGGTCTAAAGAAGGTTGATGTCATTCGCAGAAGAATGGATACAGTATTTGCAAGACCGATTTCCGCAAAGGCGGTCTACGCATCTGCAAGTGACTTTGATAACTCTGAGGTTGACAGTTGTCTTCGCGAAAGCACACTGCTCGTCGACGCCTCCACAACGCTCTCCGTGCCGCGCGATTGGTCTGAGCGCGATCTTTGTCGCTCGGCATCCGTTTTCTTCACGCATTCGGGGCTTGCATCTGTCTTGATGTTGGAGGATGAGCCCCGCCGCATGCGTCTATCCGCTCTAGAGGCGCAGTATTATCGTGCCCTGTTGCACGAGCCTTGGGGTCAAAATCACTTGCACACGTCGGAAGAAATCCGTGTCGGGGCGGGTTGTCGGGATCACAGCTTTGTCTTGTCACACGAGCTAGTTCAGCTCCACGCCGCACAACTCTCCCGAGCACTAAGGCAGGGTGTCTTGGAGCCAGATGCTCGTATTGAGATTCGAACTCATCATGAGGAATCGGGTGCGGTGAGTGTCGTATCGATTGCAGTCAGGGCGGTTCGAAGTCTCGATGGAACTCCGTGGAAAGTGAGGTGGGACGAAGGGCTTGAGGACCAGATGCTCGCGATGAGGGCGGAATGCTTGCCGGTGGAAACGGGCGGTGTGTTGCTGGGCATCACTGACCACAAGCTGCGAACAGTAACGATCGTCGATGCGCGCGAGGCGCCTTTAGACAGTGTCACTCACCCGGACAGCTTCACTCGCGGAAGGGCAGGGGTGTCTGAACTGATTGAACGTGCTTCATCGCTGACCAGAGGTATGGTGGGCTACATCGGCGAATGGCATTCCCATCCCCGTGGTGTCCCAGCGGTTCCAAGCGCCTTGGACAAGGAATTGCTTGCCACGCTTGAGTCTCGACTTCGAGGAGATGGGCTGCCTGCGATCATGGCGATCGTTGCTGAAAACGAAGTCAATGTGTTCGTCGGTGGCGGCGAGATAGCTGGAACCGACGATACAGCTGCGCCGACAGAGCATACCTAGCCATTTTGCATTTGAGTGCGTCTGAGTTGCTGGGGTCCTAAGCGCAGTCTGCTTGGCTGCAGCCCTTCCAGAAGACCAAGGAGCTGGAGGGGCGGACGTACAAGCCTGAGCATTGCACAGTTTTTAGTCACCCTCTAATAGACGTGCAGCGGGATTCGCCGTTGCTCCCCCGGCCTGGAAATACCCCACCACACTCGACACTGACCGGTGCTCGGTGAGCTGCATGATCGCCGGCAGCGCCACGCCTTGCCGGCTGGCTTCGGTCACGAACCCCGAGCGCAGGCTATGCCCACCAAAATCCCCCTCCAGCCCTGCCAGGCGTGCCCGTCGCTGCACGATCTCGCCCACGGCCGCCGGGGACAGGGCGGGCCCGACCCGCTGTTTCCACAGCCGCCGGAAGATAGCCCCTTCGGTCAGACCTGAGGTATCCAACCACTCCTGGAGGGCAAGGGCGGCCCGATCGAGCACCGGCTTATCCGGGGTCGAGGTGGCCGTTACCCCGGCCTGCTGGGTCTTGCTGTGCTCCAGCCGGTAGATATAGCCCGCCTCGCCAATCCGGCGCAGGTCGCGAAGGTCGGCAGCGGCGATTTCGCTGCGCCGGCGGCCACCACTGGCGAACCCGAAGCAGAGTAGGGCGCGATCCCGAATTCCTTCCAGGCTGTCGTCGCAGGTGGCCAACATGGCCTCCAGCTCGGCCAAGGTGATCGCAGTCTTCTTGCGTGGGCGCTCGCCGCGTTTAACCGCGGCCCGCGCCGCGCGGCTGAGCACGGTGCGAATTGCAGGCTGCTCGCAGGGATTGGCCAGGTGCTTGAGTCGGTGCGCGGTAGACAGCACGGCAACGCGATGGCGCACGGTGGCCAAGGTCCACGGGCCGGCCTTGGCTTTGAGGCCAGCGGCCACCAAGGCCTGGTCGACGGCTGGTGGAAGTTCCCAAGCCAATTCGCCGTCGGTCGAGCGGCGCTGTACGTGATCGACTACGAACTGGAGCACGGTGGCTTCAGGTGCCGGCAAGATCAACTCGGTGCCGTAGCGCGCCGCGTGCCAGCCGGCCCAGTAGCGCAGGGCGCTGGTGTAGCTGCGGGTGGTGTTCTCGGCTGCGGCTTCGGCCAGCAGCTCGCGGACCGCATCGGCGGCCTGTTGGGCCAGCTGTTCGGGCAGTGCTAGGCAAGTGGCCGTCGCGGCAAGCGCGGGAATTGTAGAGATATATTTCATACTATGTAATGTACGCTACGCTTAAACGCTTATACCCACGATAATCATCACTTATCGCCAGTACGGAATCAACGGGGCAGGGCGCCCGCACAGGAGATAGTTCAATGGCTCGCGGCATCACGGAACTGGACGTGCACGGCGCCGCTGACGCGCTTGTCGCAAAGGGCGAGCGCCCGACGGTGGAGCGCGTTCGGGCACACCTAGGTACGGGCTCCCCGAACACGGTAACCCGCTTGCTGGAGACTTGGTGGCAAAGCCTCGGAAGTCGGTTGCACCCTGAGAGTCCAGGCATGAAAGACGCTCCGGCTGTCTTGGGGAAGCTTGCCGGGCAATGGTGGGCGCTAGCGCTAGAACATGCGCGTGATGCGGTCCTTGCTGAGTTCTCCGAGGTGCGCGAGGACCTTGCACTCAAACAAGAGGAGCTTCTTGTCCGGTCCAAGGCACTTGCAGGTGAGATGAGCGCTGTCCATGCGAGGTCGGAAGAGGCAATTGCCGCGGAGCGCGTCGCATGCACCCGGGCCTACGAATTGCAGCGATTGGTCGATCAGCTTCAGCAGCAGGCTGCGGAACTGGCCGGGCAGCGTACCGCCGCCATTCAGCGACTTGAGAAAGTGGAGGCCTCACGCCAGGCGCTCTACGACAGACTCCAAAAGACTGAGGAATCGGCGAGATCTGAGCGCGAGAGCCTGGCTGAGCACGTCAGATCTGTCGAAAACCGCGCATTGGGTGATCTTGATCGCGCTAGACAAGAGAGCAAGGTGTTGCAGGCGCAGCTGGCCAGCGCAGTGAAAAGACATACTTCGATTGAAGCAGAGATGCGGGGTAGCCTCGAAAAGGCACACTCAGCTACTGCGGCGGCACTACAGATGGTGGACAACCAGCGTGGCAGATGTGCAGCGCTAGAAGAGCAACTGGCCAAGCTCCAGAACTTGCCGGCGGATCTAGAGGCTGCGCTTAGGCGAAGCCAGGTCAATCCCGGTGCACGGAAGGCAAGCCCCAAGCAGCGGGCTAAGAAGAGCTCATCCAAAGCCACGAACTAGGAGCGCCGGCTCGCGTAGAGCCCAGCCAGAGCCATTAATTAGGAACACTATCGTCAGGCGTTTTGAAGGCTAGAGGCTCCCTACGTGAAACATCAGCCATCCAAAGATTTGCCACAACAAGGGCATTTCCCTCCAGCCAGCTCTCGGGCGTCTGCTGCATTTTGGCGGTTGGCCAGCCAGACTGCCACCAAGGTAACGGAAACAACAAGCGCTACGACGACACCGGCGACGATGCTCATCGGTTGCAAGGTAGACAGGGAATTCATTGCATTGCCCACTAGGAAGACCAAGACGATGTGGCACTACAATTCTAGTCCCCAGATCGAGAGGATTTTCAGGAAATTTATCCGGATAGGCCCCAGATCTAACGCAGACTGAGGGCTGGATGGCTGTATCCTGCGGGCGAGATGGCTGCATTTGAACCCGCCGCATCCAGGCGATCAAAGGGCGGAACTTTGTTCAATCAGACAACTAGCACCCAGAAATTCCTGCAATGCCTTGTGGCGGCCCAAGAATGCCTGCCTCGCGAAGCAGAATCTCTGCCTCAACGGGGCAGAATTGTCTGCTGACGAACACTTTGCTTGAAGTAATTGCAGATTTACGTGGCGCTAGGTTGCAGATTTACCTGCTTCGTCAGTAAAGGGACACGAACCAAAAGAACTGACAAGGGGAGACTTGCTCCACAGCCAAAGCGGCTTCAGCCTGCCTAACGCCATTTCGCATAATGTATAGAAGGTGCTGCATCAAAGCCGCTCACCGCCGCCTGTACGTCGCGCGGCGAGGCGAAGCCCACCCCCAGCGCTAGGGCCATGGCGCTAGCTGCCAAACGCTTCCAGAACGTTCGCTCAGGAGACGTCTGCGCCTCCGACTTCATGATCTGAATTGCGGCCTTCTCGGGCTGCGGGTGCCCCTGCATCTTCAAGCACTCAGCCACCACCCACACCTGCGGCACGCGCTTTCCTGTTCGGTAGTGCGAAATAGCGCCGTCTGAGATCCCCAGCTTCGGAGCCAGCTTGGAGAAGCTGTCGACGCCAGCGGCCACGCGTGTTTTCTCGAAAAACTCAACCCAGTCCATGACCGTCTCCACCCGTTGACTACGGCCGAAGACTACAGGTGTTGACGGCTACGGGTGTAGCCGTATATGGTGCGCCCCATCGGCTACGGCTGTAGCCGATACCCGCCAGCCGCTCCCCCTAGGGCGCTGGCGGGGTTCTAGGGGCTAGGGGAGGGGGCTTCATGGCTGACATCTGCATCGTGCTGGCACTGGTGGGCTCGAGCATCGCGCTCGCCCTCGGTGTCGCAGTCTTCCCGCGCAAGCTGCGCGAGCTCATCAACGCTACGCGTCCTGATCCAGTCCGTGATGCCGCGTTCGTCGCCCAGGCATCGGCCGAGGTGCGCCGTGGCTGATTGTCTCGTTGTCCCCCTCGACCAGTGGGATCAGATCACTCGCGCCTTCGGCATGCTCTGGATTGTCTGCATAGCCGTGAGCGTGCTCGCCCGCTTCGACCTTGATCGCTGGGAATTCCGAGTCCGGCGCTTCCTGCGCGCTCGCCGTCTTACTCGCATCCGGGAGGCCAACCATGGCTGATTCCGCACGCCTGATGCTCGCCTGCATGCCGTCGAGCGAGGGCTTTTCCCCGGTATCGACCGGTGAAAAGGGGCAGGGAGGGGCGGAGGTTGGCCCGGGGAGTAACACGGGCCAAAAGGGTCAGCAAACCGCGATTATCGACTACCTGACCCTTGTGATGCCCCAGTCCGTTGTTGACGACTTTCGCTGTAGCAACATCGAGCTTCTGTTGTACAAGCTGTTCGGCTTTCGTGGCGAAGTCGTTGCAGGCGCTCTCCGGGAGAAGAACTGGAATTTCTATGCGCTGTCAGCGTTCCTCATCGACCGCGACGGCGAGCTCGTTGGCCGCATCGGCGTCAGCGGCAACAAGGAGACCATCTGCGTCAGCCTGACCGGCGCAGGCTGCAAGTGGGTTAAGAACTGGGCTCACGTCCACAAGCAAGCCACCATGCTCCGCGCGCGCATCAGCCGGGTGGACTGCGCCCACGACGATTACGAAGGCACACGGTTGAACGTGCATGCCCTGCGAGAGCGCGCCGCTGCCGGTGACTTCTGCGAAGGCGGTTGCCCGCCTAGGCACCGTTTTATGTCGGATGAGGGCCACGGCACCGGCTCAACGCTCTACGTCGGCGGCAAAGGCCACAAAGAGCTGTGCGTGTATGAGAAGGGCAAACAGCTTGGCCTTGCATCGTCGCCGTGGGTGCGCGCTGAGGTGCGCTTGTACGGCAAGCACGTTGAAGTCCCCCTGGACACCTTGCTCGACCCCGGCGCGTATCTGCGTGGGGCTTATAGCGTCATGAGCGAACTCATCGACGGCGTGTGCACCCGCCTCAAAACGATTCGTAAGCAAGTCGAAGTATCAGCCGAGGCCATGGTGCTCTGGATGGAGCGTCAAGTCGGCCCGGCACTCAATGTTCTGCGCGGTGCGTTCGGCCATTCGTGGTCTGACGTATGCGAGGCCCGCATCCTCCGAGACGGTCACCCCGGAAGGTTTCGCGGTATTGCCAAGGGTGACGCCCTACACAAACTAGTGAGAGAAGAACTATGCCTGTCTGCCGCGTGAAGTCTGCCATCGTCGATGAGCAGCGCAACGAAAAGCACAACACCATCATGCGTTCCCAGATGGTCGGCCTCGACCTCGGTAACGGTTTCGAGTTGCCGTTCCGCGTCGGCCTCGGCCAGCGCCCGGCCTATCCGGCGGGTGAGTACGACCTCGACCCCAAGTCCTTCGCCCTGAGCCCGTACGGCGACCTGACGCTGAAGCGTTACGTCGATCTCGTACCGGTTGGCGCAAAGGCCGCTCCGCCCGTTCCGGCAAAGGCATAACCCATGGCCGTGCTGATCCCCGCGTGCCTTGAATCCGACCTGGACACGGCCACGGGGACCTGCACGGCTGTGATCTGGATTCCTCAACCGGGCTTGTTGCCGGACCTGCCCATTGAGGATGCCCAGCTCATCGGAGCAAAGATCGCGCTCCTGTGGGCTCTGGCGTACACCTTCCGGCTCATCCGCAAGAAAATTCAACAGTCCTAGGAGGACGCAATGCGCAAGTTCATCAAGGCCCTGAAGGGCAAGAGTGCGGCTCTGGCCGCTGTCGGTACCGCCGCCGTGGCATCGGCTCCGGCATTCGCTGGTGGTACTGGTGGTGTGGACGTGGGCGATACCGTTGCTGCCATCGCTGCAGCTGCGGGCCCCATTGGTCAGATCGGTAGCGCGGTACTTGCCGTGCTGGTCGCGATCAAGGTCTACAAGTGGGTCCGCCGGGCCATGTAACGACCACCGGCGGGCAGGGCCGACTCCCTCCCGCCGGTCTTTTGCGTGACGCGCCACGAGGCGCATAGGGGCTTGGGATGGAAGGGTGGATCTGGCTCGGCGCATGGCTGGTGGCCTGCGCGATCATCTTCGTGGATTTCAGCTGATGCGCAATGCACTCAGCGTACTGTTCGGCCTAGTCACTGCGGCCGTTCTTCTCGGCGTTTCTCTCCCGCAATCTGCCACCGCCGCTGGTGCCATCCGGTGCGTTTCTGGTGCCGGTTGTAGCGAGGCTGAAGCACTCTCCGAATGCAAGTCCTATAACCCGCTTCCTGACACGTATGGCAGTGTTTCAATCACTGACCGTAAGTGTGACAGCACCGTGGCTGGTAACGGCAGTGGCCGCTACAACCTGTCATACGTGGGCAAGAGGGCCAATGGCACTTCAACTGGCTGGGTTGGCTTCCAGGCATTCGCCTTTGTCAACAAGTGTGGTTCCGAGCCCTCATACACAGGTGTTGGTCCGTGGTACTCCGGCGGCATGGCTAGCAACGGCAGTCTCGGCTGTCGCAACAACTGCGATGGCGTGTGGCAACGCAACGTCGATAGCAGCATGACGTTCACGCCTACCGGCAGCATCTGCCCGGATAACGAAAAGTCGAACTGTCAGAAAATGTCGGGCTATTACTGGAACCCGATTCTTAACGTATGCGAGCCACCGGAGGGCACTTGCCCGGGCGGTCGCCCCCAAAATTCACTCGGCCAGTGCGCAGAGGAACCTTGCCCTGAGGGGAAGGTCCAGCAGCCTGACGGTACCTGCAAGAACAAGAACAACGAATGTCCCGCTGGGCAGATCAAATCGCCTGACGGCAAGTGTCTGCCCGGTGACGGACAGTGTGCCCAGGGCGAAGTGCGCGGCAAGGACGGCACCTGCAAGCGGGATAGCGACGGCGACGGCGAACCCGACCAAGGCGAAGAGGGCGGGGAGGACCCGGACGGCAAGAAGAAAGATGAATTCTCCGGCGGCGACGACTGCAAAACGCCGCCTACGTGCAGCGGCTCACCAATCATGTGCGGGCAGGCTCGCATCCAGTGGCGCATTGACTGCAACACCCGCAGGAATCGCAACATCGCTGGCGGCGCGTGCAACACACCACCGGTATGCACGGGGGAGAAGTGCGACGCCATGGAGTACAGCAGCTTGCTGATGCAGTGGCGCACAGCGTGTGCTCTTGAAAGGGCTACTGGTGGCATCGGAGGGGGCGGTGGTGGCAATGGCGACAGCGCCGCTATCCGTGGTGCACTGACCGGCACGGATGGCGTGCCAAATTACGGCGCCGAGAGCCCTGGCAGTGGCGCATGGAAGAACGGCGGTAACACACCTCCTGGTCAACCGGACACGTCTGGTTATGGCTGGGGTGGCAGCTGTCCGCAACCTCCGTCTTTTGAGGTCATGGGCCAGAGCTATCAGTTCGACGTCACGCCGGTCTGCACATGGCTTGGCCTCGGTTCGTATTTCGTCCTCGGACTCGCAGCGTTGTTCTCGCTGCGGATCGTTGCCAGTAAGGAGGCCTGATCATGCCGCTTCTCATCAGTGCGTTGCTCACCGGCCTTGCCGCGTTGTTTCGCTCGCGTCTTGGCACGTGGGCCGTTGAAATTCTTGCGTGGCTGGGCCTTGCGTGGGCAACGCATGAGTTTGCCGTTGAGCCGTGGTTGGACAACATGAAAGACAACCTTCAAGGCGGCACGCCCGGTGGCGAGTGGGGCGCAATCCTGATTGCATATGCGGGCCTGATGAAGTTCGATCAGGCTTGCACCATGATCGCATCGGCGGTGGCGACCAAGTTCGCAGTATCGGCCGCGCGGGCCTTCTTGGTCAGAAGGACCTGATATGCCTATCGAGCTCTATACCGGCCAGCCCGGCAACGGCAAGACCGCGCTGATGATGGAGCGCCTCATCGAAGAGGCTAAGCGCGGCGAGCGTGCCATCTACGCGTGCGGCATTGACGGCCTGCAGGATGGGCTCGCCTCGGTTCTGGACGATCCGCGCCGCTGGAACGAAAAGGACGCTGACGGCACGCACTTGGTTCCCAACGGCGCAATCATCTTCGTTGACGAAGCATGGAAGTGGTTTGGCCACCTGCACGACGCCACGCGCCAGCAGACGCCGAAACACGTCCTTGATCTTGCTGAGCATCGGCATCGCGGCCTGGACTTCGTGTGGACCACACAGCAGCCCAACCAGCTGTATCCGTTCGTGCGTGGCCTGATCGGCGCGCACTCGCACGTGGTGCGCCGCTTCGGCACGAAGATGATCGATGTGTTCCGCTGGGGTGAATTGAACGAGGAAATCAAGTCCTCGGCCAAGCGCGATATTGCCCAGCGCACCACGCGCCTGCTGCCGTCGCATGTCTACGGTCAATACAAGTCCGCAGAGGTGCACACGATCAAGCCGCGCATCCCATGGAAGGTGATGGCGCTACCGGTCCTTGTCATTGTCGGCATCGTGTTTGCCTACCTCGCCTACGACTCGTTGAAGCCCGACAACATGGCCGCGATGGCGACAGGGAAGGGGACGCAATCGGCGCAAGCCGATGCGGCCCCTACGTCCGCTACGCAGCCCGATGAGGCCGCACACGATCCCAAGTGGCGTACAGCCGCTGAGTACGCGAAGGATCATTTGCCCCGCATCGCCACCATGCCCTGGACTGCACCGGTGTTCGATGACCGCAGTGTCACTGCTGATCCGCTGCTCGTTTGCATGTCATCGATGGCGGGCAACGACGGCAATGGCAACTATCAGGAAGCGAGCTGCACGTGCGTCACGGAACAGGGCACCGCCTACGACATATCGCAGCCAGAGTGCCGCACGCTCGCGCGCTACGGCCCGGTGTATAACCCGTACCGCGAGCGTCACGAGGATCGGCAACAGCAGCCTCAGCAGCAGTTTGCGGGCCAGCAGCCGGGGCAGGGTGCCACGGGTTTGAACGGATCGATTGCCACCAAGCAGACCCGCGCGCTCGGCACGTTCCCCGAGTCGCAGCCGTATCAGACGAAGACCACGGTCCCGGCCACCACGAGGGACATGTGATGACCAGTGGCGGTCGCGAGCTGCTGAAGTGGATTGCGGTCCTGCTGATGACCGGCGATCACGTAGCCAAGGTGTTCTACGGCGGCTACCTGCCTGTCATCAGCGAACTCGGGCGGATCGCGTTCCCGGTGTTCGCGCTGGTCATGGCGTACAACTTGGCCGAACCGGACGCCGACATAGCCAAGTCCATCCGCCGCCTCGCTCTGTGGGCGGCGGTCGCGCAGCCGGCGCACGCCCTGGCATTTGGTCACTGGCTCCCGCTCAACGTGCTTGCGTCGTTCGCCCTCGCCGCCTCGGTGGTGTGGGCCATCAGGGCAGGGCGCTGGTGGCTCGTGGCGGCGCTTGCAGGGCCACTGCCGTTGCTGGTGGACTACCAGTGGTCGGGGGTAGCCGTGGTGGTCGCTGGATACGTGCTTCGTCGTCTCGATGCTCCCCCGGCCGCAGTCTTGGGGAAGCTGCTCGCCATAGGCCTCCTGTGCCTCTACAACGGCAACGGCTGGGCGTTGCTGGCACTGCCGGTCATGCTGGTCGGATACGCACCGGTAAGCGTGCCGCGCACCCGCTGGGCGTTCTACGGCTACTATGTGGGCCATCTTGCGCTGCTGGCCGCCTTGGGACCTTTCATGAGCATCGACAATCTGATCACCGCGGCTGGCTGGGTTCTCGTTGCGCTGCTGCTGGTCGGCATCGTCAAGGCCTTCCGGACGCTGTACTGGGCCAACCGCAGCCTTCGCGACTACGACCGCCGCCGCTCGCAACGCTAGCAGGACTGGCCGGGTAGGTTCTCCCAGCCTCCTGGTATCCGGCGGAACAGCATGCCGTTGATGCAGCGCAGCTCGGGCGTTTCAAGGCGCATGCGTTGCTCAGCCGATTTAGCCTCGGCCTCAGCAGCAGCCCGCTTTAACCGGATTTCAGCAAGCATCGGCTCGCGCTCGGCATCATCGAACACTTGCGTTGGGGGTGCTGGATCAGCAGTCGCTGTATCGCTGGCTCTGAAACGCTCATTCCATGCCGCATGGGTCTTTGTGAGCATGTGCACGCCACCGACCAGCAGTGTCAGCAAGGCAATCGCCAGAACGGCAAGCCACGGGAATTCCCACCGGCGTCGTTCGATGGGCGGCAAGTACCCCGGTCGTTCTCGTTCCATGATTCCCCCAGATGGCGTCCTGCGCGCATTCTAGCTGGGGTGTAGGGGCCACGCCCCTACGGAAGACGCCTCATCCGCGCTTGGGGCGTCGTGGCCCACGTGACATATGGACCACGTTGGAGGGGTCGGCGCCGGTACCGGGATCACCCATGCCCAACCGCCGTTCTCTGCGAATTCTGACGTACTCGCGCAGGTATACGACGCTGGAATCCATTGTGGGGCAGCGCTTTCCAGATGCTACCGCTCGCGTCTGCCGCGGCCGGGCTTCCTCCATCATCAGCCGCCATTCCCGGGCGATGTTGCAGGTCAGGGACCACCAGGTCATGTCACAGGGTTCAAGGCTGTGGCCCTCGGGGGTGAACATGTGGCCTCCCTGAAAGCCGAAACCGGCCCAAGGGCCGGTCATGTCGATGCGGTCGTGCGGGTCCATCGTGGTCATGCTGCGATCTCGTCCTTGTTGGGTTCCCGGGAAGGGAGGCAAGACTTGATCCAGAGCCAGACCCACGAAAGACGGCCCATCATCCATTTCGCATAATGTATATTATGTAAAACAACTGGCGGCAGCAGCGCGGTACTACGCGGGCCTGCTGAAGCTCCTGCTGGCATCGCTCTTGCCTCTCCGTGGTTCCAAGGACAAAGCGAGCATTGATGCATGTGCCAGTACCTGACCGGCCCCTTCGCGGGCTGGAGCGTCAGAGGCAACTACCTAGTCAGCCCGGACGGCGACCGCATGACTCCCGAACGGATTGCCGGGCTTGCGTGGCGTGATCAGATGGAACTCAGGGTCGCCGGGTTCGCCTCCCGGCGCAAGGCCGAGGCCGGACAGCGAAAAGCCGGTCAGCGCCAGATGGTCAAGGTCGTCGTTGTAGACCTGGGCGACTTCCGGGACCGGCACTTCGGACGGTCTGCGGGCTGAAGGCGTATCCGTAGGGGCATCGCCCCTACACCCCGGATTACTGCTCGCGGCACCGTAGCCAGTTGCCTTGGCCGTCCCGCAGCTGCTCCCAGCCATTACTGAGCCGGCGCATTGCAGTTCCCCCAACACACGCCGCGCCAAGCGTTTTGGCATCAGCGCTGCCCAGCGCGGGCAGCTTAACGATGTTCGCCGATGGAACCGGTAGCCCTTGCCGCTTGGCCTCGCTCTGAACGAGGGTCCGCTCAATGTCGTTGCACAGCAGCCGCATTCTGGGGTCAACGTGCTGAGGACAATTCAACGGGGTCGCGCCGAGGTTGTTGGGCTGAGCGCGCTTGGGCTCGTACTTGGGCACAGGCTGAGGCCCCGCGGCTGAATGAATCTGCTGTGCTGTGGCGATAGGCGTGGCAGCTATCGAGATGAAGAACAGTACCTTGCGAACGTCCATGTCAGCCCCCTGTGTGGACGCCGATTGTAGACCGTCACGTTATCTGCCGCTGTAGCGGTTCTGCACCGATTCGGGGAACGTGCCCACCGGGCGCGTGCCTACGCCGACCAGCGTTCCGCCATTGGCACCATGGGCGCTGGCGCCAGCACCCCGCCCACTCGCTGCGCTCGCAGTCGCGGTGCCAGCCCCATCGCCGGACAGGTTGTACAGGCGTGCATCTTTCTCGCGTATCGGCGCGGTGTACGGTCATGCCGTAGCCACCGTGACGTGAGTTCCGGCCGACAGCCGAAGGCCATACGACTCGACGGCCACCTCATAGCCCAGCGCCCGCAGCTGGCGAATGTCCAACTGCTCAATGATTTCGTTGCTCTCAGTACTGATCCACTGGACCCAGCCGCGATCCTCCCCAGCGACCTGGGCAATCAGCGCCAGCCGTATACGGCCCTTTTCGCCGAGATCCGCGACATAGCGCTGCTCACTGGTCAGATCGGCAAAGGGATCCCGCTCCGGTTCGGGCGCGGCCGGCTCGCCCTGCACTGCCTCCCCTGCCCCATGCGGCACCGGCTGCGACCGGCGAGCGGCGTCCTGAGTGCTTGCGCGGGGCGCTGGCTCGCTCTTGGGCTTGGACTTCAGGAAAAACCCTGCGAAGAAGTACAGGCCAATGCCGCCCAGCACGAGGAAGATCACGCCGCGAACCGCCATTGCGGCCCACACCGTCTTACCGCCTTCCTCGTAGACCTCGGTGTTCTCAGCGCCCGGCGCGTAGCCGTCATACAGCGGGAAAATGGCCGAATCGTACTTCAGCGTCTGGCCGCCCACCTTTTCGTACTTGCCCGGCGACGTGGTGTGGAAAAACGTCACGCGGTATCGCGACTTGCTGCCCACTGCCGTGAGCTTCTGGAACGTGTTCTTGCGCTCGATGCGCGCCTTGACCGCAGAGTGAAGCCGGTTGATCCACTGCGTCATGATGACGGCGTCGCCGCCGTTCTGGCCGAGCAGTGCCCAGAAGTTCTCTACCTCCGGACTGAGCGGCTTACGCTCGTTGACATAGAACTCATGGACCTCATCAATCACCACCAGCGCATCTTTGAAGTGATCCGGGATACACCACTTGCCGGTGTCGTCCTGGCTGCACGAGAAGGCGCTGACAACCTCTTTCGTGTCTACCAGCACCAGTTGCGCCCGCACGTCGCTTTCCGACATGCCGAGGTGTGCGGCGATCTTGTCGTGACGCAGACCATTCAATCGGGCGTACACGCGTCGGCCCTTCTTCAGGGCCGGGAGGATGTGATTCTTGACCGCGTCATAGCTCTTCCCAGCACGCGGCACGCCTTCGTTGAATACGAGCATTACCAGATACCTATGGTGAGAACGCGCCGCAGCAGATAGAACACTATGGCGATGCCGATCATCACCATGGACGGCCCCAGCTGGAACAGCTGAGCGAACCACATCACTGTGTTACCGCCCTTGGACAGCATGTCGCCGAGACTGGTGTTCTGCATGAACTCAGGCAACGGCAGCTTAGACAGCACGTACAGGATCAGCTCGGCGAGCATCTTGAAGGTGCGCACGACCGATGCAATCACCATGTCCCACAGCGTGTCGAAAATCTTCAGCACGAGGTTCCAAAGCCACGCTTTGAAATCGTCAATCCAGTCAGCGGACATTGCCTATCCTCAGGTCAGCGAGATGCGCACGGCTGCATAGGCCGCAATCGCGAAAATCACATATCCACACAGCTGCAGCAGCGCCAAGAAGTCGCCCGAACAGTGCGCGCTATACGTCATCGATGCCCACCATTTGGACGCCGAAACAGTGAACGTTGGGCATGAGCCGCTGCCCGAAATCTTCATGAAATTCGTAACGCCATCGACCATCTTGGTCTTTTTGGCCTTGTCATAGAAATCATCGAACACGCTTTGCATCGTGTCCTTCGGAGCCTTCCATATCTCACCCTCAGGGAGCGTGGAGCCGTCGCCGTCACCATCGCCATCTCCATCGCCGGGACCTGTGCCGGGACCGCTGCCGTTTCCGTCGCCATCGCCATCACCATCACCGTCGCCATCCCCATTGCCACCACCACCATCACCACCACCGTTGCCAGGTCCGGTTCCGGGGTCGCTGCCGCCGTCACCATCGCCGCCACCATCGCCGGGGACGCCACCGCCGCCATCCCCGTCGCCATCTCCCGGGACAGGTGTCTCGGGCGCGGGCAGATCGCTGTTCTTGCAGACTTGGCCGTTCGCGGTGAACAGTCGCCCAGTCGGCGAAGCGGCGTAGACCGAACCGTCATATGCACAGCCGTTGTGGCAGACAGAACCAGTGCCAGCAGCACCACTACCTTTCCAGCCCGTTTCCTCAGGTCGCGCCGCGCACGTCTTGCCGACAGGCCACGAGTGAAGCTCTCCGTAGGCCGCGCCATTCCTGTTCTGCACTTGATACCAACCGCTGGAGCGAACGATTCTCATCGGCTTCTGTGATGCAGGCGCAGCATCGGCAGCCTGATTGGCACCGATGTAGGCGGCACCTTCATCCTCATAGGCTTTCGCCCATGACGTCACAGCGGGCAGCAGAGCGAGCATCAGCGATGCAATCGATGCCAGGACAAGCCGACGCAGCGCCATGGTCATGCGTCCATGCCTTTGACGCCCGCCATGCCGCAGCAAGCGCCGATGAATCCACACAACACCAAAACGATCATGTCCCGGACTCCCTTCGATACCCACATAGAGCAAGGGCGATGTCGAAACACCGCCCCGCCCTGCCCTGCATCAGCCGAAGAAGCCGGCCACCTTCTTTGCTGCCCACTTCGTGAAGCCCAACAGGGCGATGATGGTAGCCGCGCCGATCAGGGCGGGGACGGCATCAGCAGCGCTCAGGCCAGTGAGAATGGAATCCATGGTGTCTCTCCTTGCATTGGTTGGTTGATTGGTTTTTGCCGGTCATTTGTCAAACATCGTTGCGACGCTACCGACAACACGTCCCACGACAAACCACGCGATCACTACCCCACAGGTGGAAGTTGCCCATAAAAGGGCTTCCTCCGGTGTGGGCATCGAAAGCGCTTGCTGCACGACCTCGTAAACACCGTGTTCCGAGGCGCTGACCAGTACGTAGCCCGCACACTCGGCAACCGGCTGGCCGGTAGGCAGGAGGGTGCCGTCAGCTTGAAGAGCTACGCACAGGGACATGGGTTAGGTCTTGACCGGCGCAGCGCCGGGCGTGGGCGACGGGGTCAGCAGGCGGATACGCCGACCGAACTCCAGACCGCCGAACTTGCTGTTTTCAAGCGACGTGGGGCACAGGTCATACACACCTGCCTTGTACGGCTGCTGGTCCTCATCCAACGTCATCTTGAACGGCAACGGGTGGTCGCCGGGGCGCAGCACTGCGGCCTTCTGCTCACGGAACACGGTTGCCGCTTTGCCCTCACGGGCGGGGAACGAACGGACGGCGATGTTTTCGCTGATGACTTCGACTTTCATAGTGGGATTACCTTCCAAGCGATGGTCCGGCCGAATGCAAAGGTCACTCGCCATGGGGACGGCCAGAACTCCCCTGTGAGCTTGTCGAAATAGCCGCCCTGGCACTTACGGATGTCGGCTTCACCGCCGAGCGCTTCACGTGCCGATACGGGGGCTTTCCACCACCGCAGTTCGCGGCGGGATTCTGTGTCGAGGCCACCGCAGCCATGCGTGCGAAATCCCTTGGGGAACGCAGCAGCAATGACGCTGGTGAACTTCGATGCGTACTTGGCGAGGTAACCCACCGCGTTGCGTGCTTTCTCAATCTGGCTGCTGCCGTGAGGCCACCAACCGCGGTGATCGACCTTGCCGAAATAGATGCCCTTGGGCACCCAGATCAAGAGATGGTAGTGGGGTCGACCACGCTGGGTAAGCTCACCGACCCATAGGTAACGGAACACCTCACCCGCGAACCGTCTGGCCCGAGCGACAATTCCATTGAAGTGCCCCCGCATGCGTTTAAGTAGCTCGCTAACGTCACGAGGGCCGCTACGGCTTCCGTCTCGGTAGGTGAGCGTGAGCATGTACCACGCCCCACGGCGCGATCCCTTCTTGGCTTCTTGGTCATGGAGTCGTGCACTCGTGATTACGGACTTGCGCAGCCGTTGCGCCCGCGCCAGCAGCGGGTCGATTTCGATGGACAGACGGCCGTGCTTCGGCCCGTTGTCACTTGTTTTGTAATGGACAAGCCCAAGGGCCAGCGCTTCGCGCTGGCCCTCCGGGGTCAACGCGATTGGAGCCGCTGCGAGGTACGATTTGAGAGAAGCGCCCGATGCGCGCTTGTTGCGCTGCATGGCCTCTGAGGCCATCTCGGTGCGCCGTGCGGAGGCGTGCATCACGCCGATGGCGTCATCGAACGCAGCAAGCTCTGGGCGCGGCGCAGGCGTCATCCCTTCCAGCTTGATGCGGGCGTTCTTGCCGGTGCAGGCAGCACAAAGACCGCCTGCGAAGAAGTAGGCGGTCGGCTCGCCGCAGAAGTTGCAGTGGCCGCTCATTGCAGCGGCTCCTGAATCAGGCAGATGCACGTGCGTCGGCAATAGCAATGGCCCGGCTTGCACTCAGGCAAACGCCATACCCAGCGATACAGGCGGTCTAGAAGATCAGCCACGCGGCACCCCTGAGTCGTGACGAATCTGGCTCGGTGTCGGCAGGAATTCCGCACGTGCCTGGGCCACTCGCATGGCGTCACGGATTGCCTTGGTCCCCTGCTCTTCCCGCCGGTCGATGACCCACGCAGCGACGCGAGCGATTCCGACCACAACGACAAGCGCTGCGGCGGCCACTACGGCGAACATGTATCCGTGCATCCCCTATACCCCTGCCCCCAGCCCCTAGAACCCCCGCCACGGCCTAGGGGAGCCGGGACGGGGTGTCACGTGGATACATGACAGGCGCGATGTAAGCTGATTACCGGACACCTGTCAAGCGAGTACATGACATGAGCATCGTGGCAACCCTGCTGGATAAAGCGCGGGCTAGGAAAAACATCAGTTCCGACAATGCGTTAGCGCAGCAGCTGGGGACCAATCGCCAAGTTGTTAGCCAATGGCGGCATGGGGATAGCTACCCCAGCGAGGACAACATTGCGGAGCTTGCAGAGATGGCTGGCGATGATCCCGTTCAGTGGCTCGTGGCAATCAAGGCCGTGCGAGCGGACGGGAAGGCGGGCAAGGCGTGGGCAGCACTGGCGAAGCGCTTGGCGTTCACCACAGCCCTACTCGTGTGCGTTTTCGGCGTTAGCGCCAAGCCTACTGCCGCAACGGTTTCCGGCTTCGAAAAAGTCGGGAATGTATATTATGTAAAACCGCTGGCAACGGCGATGAGGTGCCCCTGGGCCTGCTGAGGCGCCTCTGGCATCTCCTCTGCTTCTCCAGAGGCTCAGGCCCGACACCCCCGTCACTTGCAGGCTTCGTAGACCTGATCGTCCATCTGCCTGCTGAGCTCGAACGAGCGCTTGAGGCCGGCGGCACGGTACATTGCGTCCCGGTGATCCTTGGCGGCCTGGCAGCGGTCACGCTCCCGGTACTGGCTGACCACGGCACCACTGGCTCCGCCACCGGCGGCCGCCCGATACGACGACTGCTGGCGTTGACGCATGTCCTGGCGGATACGCTCCAACCGGAGCTGATTCTCATAGGTTTCGTGTTGTGGAGTGGCATCCCACGTATTTTGAGGTGCGCCATTGGCACATGGCGCAGACTGGTAGCTGGTCTTGCCGCCTTCAACACACTTGTGCACCTGCTGCGCGGATACCGGGCTGGCGACCAGAGCCGCCAGCAACAGAATAGGTCTCACGTCCATGTAGCCCCCTTTATCTGGGGGCATCATATCGCCACTGGGCGCAGTCTCTAACTCCGGTCACATGGCAACGCGACTGTCGCTCGGGGAACGTGGCGTTCGCAGGGACAGGGCTTGCTGGGTCGCTCCCACAGCAAGCAGATTCGATGCCTCGGGAGAACCAGTGCTCTGCCCTTCGAAACCCTCCTGCACCGCAACAAGCAATCGGCTTGCAAGGCGGACAGCGCTCCCCAGGGCCGGATCCAGTCCGACGATGTAAACGAAGCAGCCATCGAACGTTGCAGACGCTGTTTCCAGTCCCTCTGCATAGGTCATTTCCCTTTTTAGCGCCTTGAACCAGCGCTTGGGCGGCTCGGATGCCAGCTCGATCACGACTGCGGCTTCGCCGAAGTCCAGCGGCATCGCTTCGATCCTCAGCACCTTGGGGATGGGCGGGGTCTTTTCTGTGGCGGCCAT